AGCGAAGTCTGGCCAAACAATGTCCACCCCGTTCATTGGATAGAGTTCGGCGTCGGTGCGTGGTGTGACGGTGGGTTGGTTCATTTGGCGGCCTCCGTCGAGGCAAGGGCGTCGTCAACGTATTGGCAATGGTAGCTCTGTTCATCATGTCGGCGGCTTAACGCCTCCCTCAGCACGCGCACCCGCTCGCGCTCGGCGGCGAGTTCGCGTTCGAGGGTCGCGCACTCTTCGCGCATTTTGTTAGCAGCGTTATCGCTCCAAAATTGGAGCGACTCGTCCCAAAAGGTTTTTGACCACGCGGCGTCGGTGCGTGGGGTGGGCGAGATGGCAGGCGTGCGGTGAACTAGATCGTGCAGCGGTTGGCCGCATGGATGGCCCATGATGATGCCGGTGGGTTGGTCGGGTGGGTTCATTTCGTGCTCCGGTGTTGTTTCAAAAGTTTCATCTCTTCCGCGTTCACCAGCCGGGCGAGATAGCCCAAGTCTTGCGCGATCTTGTAGGCGTAGCCCACCGAGATTCCCAGCTCGAAGGCGACGCCTTTGATTGACTCGTCTGCGGCAATTGCCGCGACGATGCGCGTCTTGTATTCGGGCTTGCTGCGCCGGTTCATTTGGTGAACGCCTTGACCTTCGTTGCGTAGCCCTTGGTCGCCTGCTTGAGATGGCCTTTGGGTCCGCCGTTGTGGATTCTGGCCAGCGTCTCGACGTCGCCAGCCTTCCACGCTGCCGGCGCGTAGCGCTTGAGGTAAGCCGTCGCGACGCGCTTGCTGTAATCGAGATCGGCCACTCGGCTGTAATCGCCGGCCACGCATGAGTCCGCGTGATAACTGCGATGAATCTGGAGCGGTCCGAGCGCCTTCCCGCCGTCGCCGAGGATTGGCCCGGTGCGGCCGCTCGTCTCGACTACGTGCAGAGCGCGGAAGAATGAGGCGGGTGGCGCTGCGTGCGCGGTGGCCGCGAGCGCGAGGAAGAGGAGCGTGGATTTCATTTTGCGCTGATCTCGCAAATGAAGCGGTCAAAATTTGAGCTAAGAATAGCAATGGCGGCGGCTTCGGCTGCGATCTTGGTTTGAAACTCGGCTTTAAGATGAAGCCGGTTGCTTGACTTAAAGCGGACAATAAGGAGGTGCGTGGTTTTCATGTGGTGAGCTTGGCCGCGTTGCGTTTGGCGGGTGAGTGCGGTGGTCGGGCTCATTCTGCAAGCGCCTCCTCGATGTTGATTCCGTATTCTGCGACGAGTGCTGCGAAGCCGGCTGGGTTGCCGCACTCCCAAACTGGATCACCGTTAGTGGCGAAAACCAACTGATCGCAAACGCTGTAAAGCGTAATGCACCAGTCCTGACTGTCGGTATGCTCCGGATGGTGGAACGATCCAAAAAACTCGGCGTGGTTGCAGTGGGCGGCGAGATACTCGTTGCGGATGCTGAGTGATTTTACTCTGTCGATGCTGATTTTCATTTGGTTGATTGCGCGCCTCGGCGTTAAATCGCGTCGGCTGGCACCGGAAAACCCCGCGCCTCCGAAGAGGTAGCGGGGTGGTTTGCGGGTGGTTAATACTACGCACTACCAGTTGCCCCGAAAGGCTCTGCGGTTGTCGCCGCGCTGCTGTTGCGAGTCATCGTAGGCGGTTACGAGATCCATCTTGGCGCGATTGTTTTTGTGGTCGCCATTCTTCAGGTAGATGCTCGGGCGATAGTTGCCGCCGGCGTTGAGTAGTTCACCGAAGGAGCCGAAGGACGAGAGCTTCGTGGTAATTTCGTTGAGGTAAGCGGTGGTCATGTTTTTTTTGTTTTGGTTGCCTTCGCGTTGTGCGGTGGTGGGTTTACTCAGCCCAATTCGGCCATCCGAGCCATTCCGTCGTTATATTCGCGCTCTTGCTCCGGCGTGAAATAGTATCCACAAAACCCGCCGGTTCCCGTGTCATCCATGACTGTAAAGGTTCTTACAAATCGCGTTCCTTCTGGAGCGTTGGCTTTAGCGGCTTCGAGGCTTTTGCTTTGGATCAGTTTGTTTTTCATTTTTTGTTTGGTCGTCGGGTTAATTCCCTCCGATGAGCAAACCATACACATCCGCCGAACCGTTGAAAGAAAAATGTGCGATAAATCGCACATAGAAACCGAGACCGCTAACGCTCAACGACTTACGTGCGTTTCTTTTTCCGATACCAGACGTAATGGTAGGACCGTGCGCCTAGGTTTTTCGTGCCTTCGAACTTTTCCAGCACGCCTTGCTTCAATCCTAGGCGCAGACTCTTTCGAGCCTGCCCGCGAGAAATTTTTAGTTTTGCCGAAACCTGCGCCGAGCAGAGCCAGCCCGAGCCCGGTGGTCGGATTTCGTCTTGAACCAAAAGCGCTTGCAGTTCGTGCGCCCAATCGTCAGCCGCCGTAGGTTTTGATTTCGCTGGCTGCATAAAATTGACCGTTGATTTTTCGTGTCTGGAAAAGCTGATAAGTGCCGTCAGGAAATAGAAGACCGTAGGCCCAGCCCTGCGCCCAGCGAAGTTTGCCGGTCTTTTTGTTTACGTAGTCCATGTCCTTTCGACAAAGGCATCCGATGCTCCGCGCTTCTGCTGGTTCGCGTGCCGTAACGGGTGACGACTCGATGGTGTGCACGTGTCCAAAAATGCAGTTGCGGTAAATGTTCGCGTGCATCCGGCAGGCTCCGACGCCCGTATGATAGCCGTGGATCACCGAGAGGTTGCCGAGATCAAGCACGCCGAGATCGGAATCGTAAGGCAGCATTTTCGCTCGGCATTTCTTCACCACCGATTCCATCTGCTTAATGCCATCGCTAGCGTAATCCCGAAGCATACCAGAGCAAGAGTTTCGAAATTCATAGATGCGCTCATCGTGATTGCCACGCAGAAAATGATTGCTCGTGCCTCCCTCGAAGAAGCGACGAAGGAAATCATTGCCTTGCTCCCAGTCGTCGGCCAGCGATGCGGCTTTCTCCTCGTCGGACGCCCCACGGCGAAGGTTCCGAAAATCATACGCATCGCCTGCGTGTATCCTACACGTTGGCTTCCAGTCTTTTATGAAAGACCACAACGCGCTCACGCTCGCAACGTCCGCCATGTCGCCGTGATTGTCCGAGACGACGATGAAGCGTTGCGCGTTTTTGGTCATTGTACGAAGTGAATCGTGAAGCGCCGAGAGCCTGCGGAAATGTTCGATCCATCCCCAGTCGCAGCCTTAAAGACGGTGTCGTTGATCGTGTTTCCGGCCGCAACATAGTCGTGTGCAATCAAAAGTTCATTTGCTGGATCGACGCACGCGGCCAGCACGTAAAGCTGAGTTACGCCGAGGTTGTGGGTAAAGGTGAACGTCTCGGTCGGTGACCCGCCTGCGAGGCTCTGCACGTGCGAGAAACGATTGACTCCAAGATTTGCGCGAGCGGTGGCCGGGCTGGCAACGTCCGAGAGGTTTAGCGATTTTTGCGAAGCGCCGACAATGCGGGTGTCGTTGCCTTCGGCGACTGTCTGCGTGGCCGTCCCGAAGTTTAGACCAAGGTTGCTGGCAGAATTCGCGTTGCCGATGCGAACGAAAGCGGAAGCGACGCCAGAGCGATTGACCGAGCGCACGCGAATGTAGCCGACTCCGTTAAACACATTGTAAAGCGCGCACTGAGCCTCGTAAATAATTTCAAGTCGGTTGCTCGCTCCGTTGACCGCCCACGAGAAATCGGTTGCCGCATCGCTGTCTGTTATCGTGGCTTTAATCTCGTAGTGGCTGAAATCTGCTTCGGTATTTGGGTTCCATTTTGCAATGACTCCGAAGGCAAACACTCCGGTAATCAAAAGTGGTTTTACGCCGTCCGACGAAAGACTTGTTGAAGCTGGAGCAGTCGGCGGTGTCGTGCCAGCCACAACCGTAATCGACGCGCTGACATAGGTCGTCGTAATTCCGAAATAGCTCTCGCCGTAAATCCGCACGTTGTAATTCGTGCCGATCTGCACGTCCGACGAAATGAAGTCCTCCGTCTGCGCTCCCTCGACTCGCGACCAAGTCAGATAGGTCGTGCTCGCCGCTGGCTTGTATTCGATGACCACCGAGCCGCCCGACTGGATGAATTCGGAAGCCGGGGCCGTCCATGCAACTTTAATGCGCGGAATGGCTGTCCCGTCCGCTTGCAAAAACTGCGTGGTGCCGTCTGCCGTGAGTGCAAGATTTGTCGGAGCGCCAAGCGTGAACGGATTTGGAAGAGTCGTGTTCGGCGAGTCCGGCACGGCGATTTCGTCCGAGACGGTCCACGAGTAAACCGACGAAGCGGTCTCCCGCAGCGTCATGTCGATGAAGACCTGCGGCGGCGTGCCGTCGCTCGCGAAATTCCACTCCATAACCTCGAACACCTTGGACGACCAACCGAGTTTTTCGTTGGTAATCATGACCGTGTCCCCGGCGCGGACCTGCATCGCTTCGAGGCGGAAGCGTGCCGAGAACGTGATTTCCTCGCGAGCGCGGCGCAGTTCAAGCACCGCCAGCCGTTGCGCGCAGCTAGGCGAGGTCGTAAAAGGAAGCACGACGTCGCGGAAGAAGACGTTGTTGTTGTCCGCCGTGACGTAGGTCGCGCTGCTGATCGTCGGGAAGTCCGTGACTTGCCAGTTGTTCGTCTCCGAAACGTAAACGCCTTTGACGCTGTTCACCCGGTCGCGTGCGCTCGTCCGCGTCTGCACGTTGAGCGGTCCGACGAAATGCTTTTCCGTCAGCGTCACGGTCGGAATCCGGTAGGCTGAAGCGTAGGGAACGATGCGGCCGCCCGTGTAGGCGATCAGGCCACCCATTGCGCTCAGGAGCTTGCCGATGTTCTCGTCGGGCGATGCGCTCGTCACGATAACGCCGTTCGCCTCATAGCGGTTTTCGTTTACGACGGGCGAGACGGGAAGGATTTGCACCTGCTCTTCGCAAATGGTGGCGGCGACGCCGAACGCGGTGTCGTCAACTTCGGCTGCGGTCATGCCCATGCCGAGCGACGTGTCGAGTAAGTAGTCCCGAAGGCAGAGCGCAGCGTTGGCCGAGTAGGCGGTGTTTCCGGTGCGCGGGTCGAGAACTTGTTTGCCGCGAATCACGGCGCTGATGTTCGGAATCCCGCTCGGGAATTTCTCGGCGTCCCACGTCAAGCGAACGTAAAGGTAAGCGATGCCAGAGAGCTTGTGGTTCGCGGTCCATTTGCCATCGGTCAGGCCAATCGTGTCGTCGATCAAATCTTGGTCTGCAAGATCGCCGGGAACGCCGCGCTTTTTATTGATGCGCGCCACGCCTGCGTAGAATCCCGTCGGGGTGTTCGAGACGAGTGGCACTAGCTCGTCGTTGAAATAGACCTCGTCAATCGCTTCGACCTCGTGGCCGGCGAGCGTCAGAACGATGTGCAGAAATTCGTTCTTAGTCCCCGTCGTGCTGAGATAAACGATGGTCCCGCTGACTCGGCTTTTGCCGTAAACAATCGTCCGCGCCGAGATCGGATTGCGCACCAACTGCGAGCGATCCGAGAGCGACGAGTCGGAAAAGCTCGGCATCTTTGGCGCAAGCAGTTTCGACGCGGCCATTGATGCGGCTGTGACGGCGGCGAATTTAATTACGGATGTGAGCGTCACCGCCTTTGCTGCGGCTACAAAAGAACTGATAACGGCTGGGATGGCTTGTGGCATGTTAAATTTTCCAAGCGGTTTCGACGCTAGAAAGCGGCCCAAAAACAATCCCGTCCTTTGCGACGAAAGCCGTCGTTACGCCAAGGCAAATCCCGAGCGTCAGGCCGCGCCCGGCTTGCTGAGCAACGATGTCGCCGCGCCCGGCCAACTGCGGTGTGACGCGGTTCAGCCCGAGCGAGTCAACTAAAGCCTCGACGCCGCCCGCCTCGTCAAGAAATCGCGCCGCGCCAAGTCCTGACGAGTAGCGATTGCGCCACGTTTTGGCGTGATCCTCGCCCGTGCAAAGCTCGACCCAGTCGGCCGCAAAGATGCAGCAGTCGTTCAAGCCCCACGCGAAAGGTTGATTGCGGCGCGCCTCGATAAATTGCGCGAGTAGGTCCGGCCAGTTGTCGCGGCGTGCTGGCATGGTCACATGTAGGACGTTGACTCGCTCTCGTCTCCGCCGTCCCGAATCGGTGCCGCGAGCTTCGCGTTGCCCCAGTAGATTTGTTTTTCCTGAATCGCGTTCACGAATTCTAAGCCGAGATCCGTCGAGAAAAGATTCTGCTGTTCCTCGTGCGTGTAGCGCACCTCACGCGGACGGCGAAAGTCCACGAGCTTATTTTCGGCGGTCATGATAATCGACGCTTCTTGGCCGTCGTCGTTGATTGACATTACATCCATGCGCCCGGCGAAGATCGTCACCGGCGAGGAGACAATCGCGCCAGTAGCGTCGAGTGCGCCAAATAGCACGGAGCACGCTTTGCCTTGGTAGTTCTCCGTGAGCGCAAGC